GGAAGATCAATGGTATCATCCATTGCCTGCAACTGACCTTCTAGCTCCTGTATGTCCTTAGTGGTCTTAGCCTTCTCAAGCTTGGCAGCAATGTCCTCTATCTGCGCCATAGCCTCATCACTACTGACTTCACGCCTCGTATAGCCTACCTCCAGGTACGAGATATTCATCAGTGTGGTGCGTACGACACCGACTCGTGCCTTAGGCTTGAGGTTCACACCGGGAGGGGTGCGTTTCTGCATAATCGTACGCACTAATTTCTGGCATGTTATGGCAAATGCTCTTTCCTCTTCTCCCTTTGACGATTGTACAGACACGTCAGGGTTCTTAGCGTATATCGATGGAACCAGTGCAGAGGCATTAGCAAAGATGATATTCTCAGTCCGCGCGAAGGCACCACCCACAATGTTTGCTTCAGGTCCAAGTGAGGGTCTGTCGGGATCATCACGGTTACGCTTGTTAGTCTGGTCATTCTTGTAGTACCGCACTGCTTCATCCCAGGCTTCATGGGTTCCATCCGCCTTTAGCTTGGCTACACCTTGATCAAAGCGTGACTTCCATAGAGTACCCATAGAGCGAGGTACAGGGATACGTGACTCAGGGTACTTCTTGTAAATAGGCTGCTGCTTCTTGTCATCCTTAGTGATCTGTTCATCCTCAGGTGCAGCAGATGGCGCATCCTCCATAGAACGATCAACCATCTTATCGATGTTGTTATTAGGACGCTTTGCCATGTCTCGGTTTCCGATATGTGTCTATCTGATCAGCTTCACGCCACATCATGTAGCCAGGGATTGTGCTAGCTTCACTAATGATCTGCCCTACCTCTGGCTGCTCACTCAGCATGTACTTTATGGTGTCAAGACTGTGGTCATTATCATCTATCGGTTCATCCTGTGGTACATCGTGAGCGTCTCTTCTCCACATATAAGCTGACATCTCATCTGCGATAAACGTAAGCCTGTCTGAGGCAAAGAGCATTGGGCTGTAACTGTCACCAGTATACGGATGACGGAGGGAGGATTGGATAGTAAGATACGACTGCACCTTGAGAATTCCGTTAAGAATGTCGTTATTACCTCTACGGAACCTGAGCTTGCCGTAATCCCAGAAGAGATCTGGAGTTGACTTACCAACTGTGCTGCTGTTTGCGCGCATTCGTCTGAAGATGGATGGGTCTGCAAAAATGTGATCGTCGCTGACACCGTAGTGGGCGCGGATACGCTTGATTTCGTCTGCTTGGTCTTTGACATCGAACTCCTTCTTGTAGTAGCCGTCGATGATGTGGACCTTGTAGTCTGGATCGACGAAGGCAAGTAGATAACAGGAGGGAGAGACAATACCAAAGTCGTATCCTTCTATCCATGTAGGCTGATAACGCTGATGTGACTCCAATTGGTCAAGATAGCTAAGCATATCGTTGTGATTGATCACATGCTTGGTATCGTCCCACTGGGGGTAGATAAGACCCTCGTAACTTGCCCATTCTCCGAGAAGGTAACGGTCACGCATCTGTCCGGTGTATGTAGACTCCAAGAGACGGATGTACTTAGGGGTGAGATTGCGGTAATTGGCGTGTGTCGGTGCTTCAAAGAGTTCAACCATGAGAATAGGCTTACCGCCTTCAAGAAGTGGCCTGCGTTCATCATCTCGTTCACAGAGGAGTTCATCCGTGATCCTTCCTGTGTCCAGGTATAGCTTGAGTGGACGCACTATACGGCGGAATACCCATCCTGCGTTCGGATTGCAGCTCAGCATCATGAACTGCGGACCTATCTTCGGCATAGAAGGGTCTGAACCACGGTAGATCGCGTTTCCACGCAGACGGCCTAAAAGATCGTAGAAGTCCTTCTCCGTAATCTCTGGATCTTCTATCTGATCCACCACTATGAAGTCGTACGTCGCAGACAACTGGTTCGAGGTAGACTGTTCCAGTTGCTTTCCTTGCTGTGATATGTATCGAAAGTTGCACATGCTCCCATTCGTGAACTTGGCTGTGTTGTCCGAGTTCTTCGATTCTGGAAACGAGCTGATGAACGAGGGAGGACACCACTTCTTGAATTCTTTCCTGATCGTGTCGTTCAGCTTCGGAAAGGTCGCACGTGCTATCAGTCCATTGCACCCTGGATACTCCTTAAGAATGCGTGTAGCCTTGACACACATAGCTGATGTCTTGCCATTACCGAAACCACCACCGAATATCTGGATCGTGGCACGGCTAGACAGGAACTTCTCATGAACAGAGTTCTCTGCAATGATGTATTCACGCGCCATTCTGTTTTGGACTCATATCTATGGTCGGAATGCGGGGCTTCTCGCTCTCACGCACTACACGAATGACTAGATCATCACCAGCATCATTGATATTCACTTGCACTGAAGCGTGATCGACTGGTCTGTGACCACTACGGTCCAAGATGTCACGGGCTGCGTCGAATTGCATACGACCAGATGACTTTTTGGCTGCTGCCACCACCACTTTAGCTGCATGTTCGGCAGCGTTACTGATGATGCCATGAGCACTAGCCATATAATTGACGCGCAGACCAGCAATAAGAGCGTCATGCATGTAACCGTACTCACCCAGCTCCCGTACCGAATACACGTCGCTAAGTGAGCAACTGCATTGTATGGCAATCTCGTCATCTGGCAGCCCCCACAGCGAATAGACCAGCACATTGTTGATGATAGCCATCTGATGCTTGCTTAATTTCAAGTCATGAAGGCTTCTACGAACAGTGGGAGTGATGGTGTCGGCTATGGTAGCGGGGGACGCTGACTCTTCGACACCACCACCCTCCTCTGTACCCATGTGTAATGGAACACGGGTCAGGGGATCAATGAGTGTACCATCTGCAAGACGTAGCAGAGTGACTGACTTAGCATCACTCGTCATCATCATCTTTCTTAGCTGTCTTGCTCAGTGGTGTCTTGACATGAGCGGGAGCAGGAGCAGGCTTTGCTTGTGACTTACGCACAGGAGCCTTAGGAACCTCTTGCCATCCTACTACCTTAGCAAAGCCACCAGTTGGTGCGTACGTAGACTCACTCTCTATCTCTGCACCATCCTCTAGCAACGTGAACTGGAAATCGTCCTCGTGTGCATGAGCAATCTGGAACGTCTTGTTGTTGTAAAGACCCTGACCTTGATCGTTATTCATCTGCACGATCTCGATCATATCTCCTTCCTTCAACTTACCAAAGTCAGCAGGCTCGATCCAGATATGTGCATGACCATCAACGTCAATCTTGATGATCCTTGCCACAGGACCAACAGTAGTGAGGCCAGCATATTGCGTTACGTCATTCATCATCATCATCCTTTGAACGGATGCACAGTTGCAGGCGTCTCAGGTATCTTACGCTGCGGAGATATGATGTGCACATCTGTGAACTTCGTATTGCCAGACTTGTCAGGAACGGTAGCCATGATTGTCTCCTAGTTCGGGATCAGCTTCTTAGGCAATCTTGTCTTAGTCTTGCCCTTGAACTTCTCTTTGGCAGCACTAGTTTTCTGCTTCCTCTCAACCTTCTCCTTCTCCTTCTTGTCACCAGTGTCTATCTGGATACGGCCTTCATCACTAGGAGGAGATAGCTGCTTAGGAGATGAAGGAACAGGAGCATTACGAGGAGGTGGCAGACGTAACTGTTCTTGTGCTGCCATTAGTCTTGGATCAGGTGGAGGAGCAGCAGCCTGTGGTGCAGGCAATCCCATAGGATCACGATACGGTTCCCACTCTGCATCAACGATGTCATCACCACGTATAGCAGGTACACCACCTACTGATCTCTGCGGTGCCACGATTGCCTGCGATACTTCATCTGGAGTTGGATACGCACGCATTGCATTCCTACCACCAGTAGATGATAGACCAGCAGCAGCTAACAACGGTAACAATGAGATTGGTAAGTTGATCGGCACTGCATCAGGAACACCGGGAGGCTGCGGACCTACTGGTTCCATAGGACCACCACCACCTGGTTCACCGGGACGTGGGGCTATTGGTTCAGTACCACCGGGAGGAGTATAGTTAGGAAGTCCCCAAGGAATACCACCAGTAGGATCATTAGGATTGATTGGCTTATCCTCTAGGATCGGTCCTGTCTCTGGTGTTCTTACTGGATCACGTGACGGCTGTGATCTACGAGGACCGGGAGTATTCTCATGTCCCTCTCTACCACTCTTGCTAGGAGATGATGTCTTGCCTCTCTCTGGTGTGTATGCAGTAGAGTTAGAACCACTCTCTCCTGTACGCTTGCCTCTCCGTATGTTCATTCTACGGACAGCAGCATCACGTCCTTCACTACCTGTGTCATGGGAAGATGAAGGACGCCTGTGTGCACGAATCTCCTGCTCTATAGTAGTATCGTAAGCTCCACGAGGCATCTTAGAATCCTCTCTTACCACCACCACCATTACCGGACTTATCACGCGGCCATGATGCAGGGCTGTTCTTGTACAGCAGATCCTCAGCAATCTTAGCTTGATCAGCAGCAGTGGTCACACGATTGATGAATGTCTTAGTCTCAATCGTACGCTTGCCACCCCATGTCGTGCCATCATTAGGATTGTGCGTGACACGTGTATTCGTACCAGTAGCAGTGCCACCAACGTTACCAGCAGCAAGCTGTGCAAGTACACGGTTGTAAGGCTTACGACCATAACCACTCAAGGTAAGGCCGAGTTGGCGTCGTATATTACCAGTACTATTTGCTAAGAGACTGTGACCACCAGGGTACACAAAGTCCCAGAAACCAGACCATCTAGCCATTGTTAGAACTCCTTGCCGCTTGGTTCACTCGTAGGTGACGCCTTTTCCTCAGTACCTTCTTCTTGAGAGCTAGCTTCTTCAGCATCTTCCTCAGGATTATCTGCTTCTTCATCTGCTTCATCATCTACTTCCTCAAGCAGATCGGTAATCACACCGTCACTCTCAATGGTAGCGGATTCAATCTCCCACTCACTGTCTGCATTATCAATGGTGTCACGTACGTATGCTTCAACATCACTTGGAACAGATGCATCAAGCACAATGCTGATCGTTACTGTTGTCATCTCTTCTTCCTCTTAGGTGGCACGGGTGGGCAGGGAGGGGCAGGTCCGTTGGTCGGGTCAGCCAGTTGGCGCACTGTACACCATATGCCATTGACAAGCTACGGCAATCGTGTCTAGCTATCCCTGGAGTCTGATGGTGCTTCGTTGTCACAGGTTCCTTCTTGTTAGCACAACTGACATTGACCCATGCAGTAGCGTGTTTACCATAACACAGCAGGCTGCATGGGTATTTTGTTGTCTATATATATACTATATATATAACATAGCACCCGTACCTCCGTACCGATTGCGTACATGTATCTACAAAGGGGGGTGGTTGTGCTGTTCACTGATCTCTTACGCCGTGGCGTGCCGCCCCGGCCCCCCGCGTTTTGGCAATGCGGGGGAGTGCTTTCAGTATTCATGAGTACAGTGTGAGTATAGATGCCATGCTGTGCGCTGCATGTGTATGCATGT